TTCTTTTTATTTCTTGCAGGCATTCTATCTTGTTTTCTCAAACCATGCCTCCAAATCCCATTTTCTTTCTCTTAGCAAATGTTGCAACGTTAGTTGGTTTACCACCAACTCCTTGCGCTACAGATCTTTTTCTAGAAACTGCTGATCGTCTTTGTCCTTCTGTCATACGTCTTGCTTTTGCAAGAGGAACACATTTTGGATACTTACGTTTTGCATCTTTCTTTTGTTTTGATCTTCCACACTTTGAAAAAGATCCGTCTTTCTTTTTACTTCCTATGTCTACCCATTTTTGGGCAAACCATTTATCAAGACCATTCTTTGCCATGACATTAAAATGTTTTTGTTTTTTTTGATCTATCTGACATGATGGCACCGCAACCTCTAGCGACCTTGCCACCTTTTTGATACATCGGTCTCATCATGCCACCACCCATTTTTTCAGCTCTTTTCGAACCTCTTGTTTTTGCAGTGTATCTACTTAACATAGTAATTAGTTTACTTCTTTGATTTCCTTTTCTTCCAGTATCAGCTCCACCACCTTCTTTTAAACCTTGTCTTCTTAATCTTTGAGTAGCTTCCATTAGTCCACCACCCATCATTCTTTTTGGTCTAGTTCTTTTTAGACTTTCTTGCTTTGATTTTAATTTTTCGTATTGTTTAAGTTTTTCTTGGTATTGTTTTCTAGCATTTGCCCCTGCCTCAGTTTTTGCTCTCATTATGGGTGTTTTTACAGGTTCTTTTAATTCTCTAAAAGTTTTTCTTCTGTTAAAAGGATTAATACCAATAGGACCACCATCTTTAGCTGGTTTACGTCCTTTAAAATCTTTTCTTTTTACACCTGATGGATCTTTAATTTTACCTGCACAAATTCTAGAAGCATATGCATTCGCGTATGCAGACGGGTAAACTTTAAATTTTCGCTTCGCTGCGGCTTTACCTCTTGGACATAGTTTAGTCATTATGCTCCTACAAATTTTTTAATTTTTTTAGATGTCTTACCAGATAATTCTGGTAAAATTTTACTTGGCTTTTCACCTTTTAATAATGTTGTGTATTTCTTACCTTTGTGTGTAAAAGTTTTTTTACCCATTTTTCTAGCAAGTTTAAAAGCTGCACCTTTTTCAGAAAGTTGTTTACTAGTATCTCCAACACGAGCTCTTTCTCTATCAGACATTCTTTTTTTAGCTGCTTTAACTTCTGCCGCTGTCTTTGTAGAATATTCTAGTTTACCTTTTTTAGATTTATCTCTAGTAGATGTAAAAGTTTTCTTACCTTCTTTTTTAGCTTTTGAAAATTGTTCGTCAAAAGTTGGTATAAATTTTTTTCTAACTTTTCCAATTGTTCTTCTAAAGAATCCAGGTTTCTTTTCGGATTTTGTGGTTGTGGTAGTTTTAGTTGTGGTGGTTTTACCCGTTACACCACCACCTCTTTTATATCCTTTAGGTGTTACTTGTCGGTTGTATAATCTATTTGCCATTTACTTTTCCACCTTTCTTCATGTAACCCATTTTATTTCTAACTTCAGTTGGAAGTTTAGATAAACCTTTTTGAGTTTTAGGATCTACAGGTTTTAACGCGCCACCAGCTTTAAATCTTTTTCTGCCTTGTTTATTCATTTTAATGATTTCTTTAATGCCAGGAAAATCTTTTGCTTTACCTACACCAAGAGCACCTATTTTTCTAACCTTTGGTTTTTTAGATGGCCCACCTTTTTTCATCATGGGTCTTTCCATCATCATCATTCCGCCGCCCATTTTTCTAATTCTTGGTTCTGCTGTACCTCTTTTTGGATTTGCAAATTTTCCTTCTAAAGTATCTCTAACAAATTTTTTACCCTTGCCTATAATTTTTTTATGAAAATCTTCTCGACCTTTTTTATTTTTTTCATTTTGTTTTTTTTGAGAATCAGTTACGCCACCACCTCTTTTATATCCTTTAGGTGTGACTTGTTTATTGTATATTCTATTTGGCATTATTTTTTACCTCCGCCATTTCTCCATATTTGTGTTCCCTTTATACCATAAACGCTCGCAACTACAAGGATCCAAAGATTAGTGAACCAGGTCGGCAGCGTTGCGAAGTATTCGAAGAACAATTTAACCTTATCCATCGCAGTTGGGTCTTCACTTATGACTGCCCAAGCGAGCACCGCGATTGGCGCCGACAAAATCAAAAGTATGAATTCGTCCTTCCAGTCTGATTGTCTAGCTTCTAACAGTTTGCCCTGATATTCAGACTGACCATCGGCCATTTTTCTAGCGTGCATGTGTTGTGCATCCGCCATAGCCATTTTCGTCTCTTGACGCTTCTTATAAATATGCGTCCCAGCGTTTAACGCTAGTTTTGCTAAACTAAACCAGGCCATTAGTACGCCTTAGAGTTTCTTTTCTTTTCTGGCAACATTCTTTTCTGTCCGCCTACTGGCATTTCAGGTTTTCCTGTTGCAATGTAGTTAAATGCTTGGTCAGCAGTAGTTTTAGATCTAGGATCTACTTCAATACTCTGCTCTGCAACTTTAACTTCTTTGATTTTATCAAGTCTTTGCATTTCAGCTCCTTTTTTTAGTTTTTTCTACGCCTTTTATAACACCTTTATTTTTAGATGCATAGAAAACAGTTTCTCCACGTTTTTTTCCGTACTGTTTCTTCATGGATTTCATAATTTTCTTACCTTTTTTGTTCAAAGGCATTAATTATCCTCCATCATAACCGATGCTTGCTGTACACCAGACTTCGCAAGGCTAACTCCAGCACGTAATTTTGCTAAATCTTCGTTCTGTTCTAGTTTTTCATCAAAATTATCTTTTGATTGCATCAATCTTGCTCTTGCAAGCTCTATTTGTGCCTCGTCGTTGTCTCTTTTTCTCTCATTTTCCATCGCACGTAGGTCAACTTCTCTTGCTTTTAGTTTTAACAACGGATCAGAGTCGAATTGTGAAGTAATTTTCTTCTCTTCTGCCATGAAATCTGCTGTCATCTCTGCAATCAACACTGCTTTTCTAGATTCTATCTCTTGTGTCATCTGTTGTAGCATTTGTGCTGCTTGTGGATTGACTGCAGCTTGTTGTTGTAGCATTTGTAACTGCATAATTTGTTCTCTGAACTCTAATTGTACTTGTTCTTGAGCCATGATCGATATGTGTTCTAAAATATTTTTCTGTATCGCAGCCATAATTGCAGGATTATTTCTAACCATGTTAGTTGACATGAAACTTAAATGCGCTGTGATGTGTGCTCTGTGATCTTGACCAGGAAAAGCTTGAAAAGGTTTACCAGCTAAAGCATCAATATGTTCTAACGCAGGATCTTTTGGAACAGTAGGTGCAGGTGGTGGTAATATTTGATTAATATCTTTTACACCGATTGCTTCGTACATTTTTCTGTAAGCATTATACAGGTTATGTATCTGTGGATTAGATTGTGCAAGTTGTAATTCTGTTTGTGCCATTGTAATTCTTTGTGCGGTTGAAAATATATTTGGATCTGCAACTGGCACGATATCTATTCTATCGTCAAAATCTAATTGCTTAATGTTTCTTGCACCACCGACCACGTCATACGGATATTCTGCTGGTAGATATTGTGCTACTACTTTTGCAAGTAGTTTAAATTCTTTTTTCATAGCTGCGTAACATCTTTTATGTATTGCAGACATGACCCGTGATCCACGTTCCAATAACGCAACTGTTGTTCCAACAGCCGCTTGTTGATTACCATCACCCACTTGCATATCAGCAATAGCCGCGAATCTTTGACCAGCGCCAACAACAAGACCCATCAGTTGTAATAATGTTGCTGATGGTTCTTTGTATGGTAGTGGGAAAAACGATTCTCTTAAATTACCACCTGGTGCATCTACATCTTTAAACTCACCTGGTTGTATTGGAGATGCTTCGTCTCTAACTCTTACACCTCTTTGTTTAAATCCTGCTGGTAAATTTGATAATGTACCTGCATCCAATAATTGACGGAGAGCAGCAGTTGCAGTTCTGCTCAATCCGCCAATCATGTGAATTAACCCAAAGCCATAAAACCCAAGACCTGGAAGAAATTTAAAATGGACAAAATATTGGATTTTACTTTTCTTTATATCTTCAGGTGCATAGTTACGTCTGATAGCTAAAACTTTTCTGGATCCTTCTTCAACCGTTACGATGTAAGGGAGCTTAATTCCAGTTGGTTCGCCTTCAGAATCAACTTCTTCAAAACCTTCTAAATCTAAATTAACATGACACTCTAACAAAGTATAAACTGGTTCTTGTTTTCCAGTTTTCTTTGTACCATCTAGTTCACGTTCTTTTTTTGTTAAATCATCGTTGTTAGTAACACTTGGCGGTCCTAACTCTACGTCACTGTAAAAACCGTTGACTTGTTGTTTTCTTAAATCATTCTCTGACATTTTTAGCGAATGGATGATTGACTCCGCATCGTCTAATGAGGTAGCCGTGTACGGGACAATCAAATCCTCCGCAGGTATAAATTTACTCACTGCTCTTCCTAGAAGTTGGTCGTAGTAAACTTTTTTAAAAGTTGATCCAGCTAGTGGTAAATGAAACAGCATCTGATCAAACTCAGGTTCATACTCCTGCATTTGATCCATCAACAAATAATTCATGTAATCTTTTACACGATCTGATTGTTGTTCTGTTTGTGGTGTAACTGCCCCTACGACATCCGTTCTTACAGGACCTTCTGCAGGCAGTAATTCTTTATAAGCTTGTGCTTGAAACTGTGTTACCGCTTCTGCAAGAACTGGGTGTGTGGCACCACTTGCTCCTTGAAACGGCTCTGTTCTATTTTCGTATTTGAATCCTAATAAATCTAAACCTTGTATGTAAGACTGCTCCCAATCTTTTCTAGACAATTTGTAATCCATGTAATTATTAACCATGTCATTACCGATTGGATCTAAAATATCGTCGGGTAAAATATCTGCTAAATTATCAAAATGATTTTCTGTGCCTGGAACGTTAACTGCTCCTGGTTCAAAGTTTAATGTAACACCACCATCTTCTTCTGGTGTTACTTCTACGGGACCTTGTTGTTCT